CGAGCAACGGCGCTGACGCCTTTCGCCAGTTCGCACAGGGATGGGTTCCTAAGGGAAAGTCATTTAAGCGTCCTGAGCGCAGCCTGAGCCATCGGACGGCGTAAAGATCATTGCGGGTTAGTTCAGCAGTAAACGCCTGCAAACAGTAACGACTTCGGTTATGCCGTCGTCAGCAACCAGCCACTGCGGCTTGTTTTTTCATTCCTGACAGGAGTAAACCATGCGCGACACAAAAGACAATCAGGCACAGAACGGTGATCTCGCACAGTTTCTGGTGCTTCCGCTCGCTTTCAACGGTGTCGGCTGGGACCGCGTTTACAACAACACGGAAGCCGCATCTGTAGCCAGCGCTGCGCGCATTGTAAGCGGAAACTCAGAAGACTTCACCAACCCGAACGCCAAGGGTGGCATTTTCGTGCTGGACCTCACGGCGTTCTCCGGCACCGGCCCGACGGTGCAGTTGATTGTCGAGGGCAAAGACCCAGTCAGCGGCGGGTATTACCCGATCCTGACCAGCGCCGTGATTGCCGGCGCCGTCGCCAAGACCGTGTTCCGCGTGTACCCGCTCCTGGTGGCGGTCGCCAACCTCACGGTGCAAGACATGTTGCCGCGCACCTGGCGGCTGCGTTGGGTGATTGCCGGAACCACGCCGTCCCTGACGTTCTCCGTCGGATCCATCCTGATCCCGTAAATGTCCAACATTCTCGGTGGGTGCATTCTCGGCGGCCCAAAGGCGCGCGGCGTTCGCCGGCATGGCGACATCATTGTCGGATATCAATATGTCAACGATGAGCCTGCCCTTGTGATGTGGCCGGCACGTCCGTCGGCGCGGTCCGGCGCTTTCGTGGTCTGTCTGTCGGTGGCGTTCAAATACGACCACAAGGGAAACCCGAGCCCGTACTGCGTCGAGCAGGCATTTAAGGCCTGCGAAGTGATGTGTATTTTCCCGACCAAGCAGCAGATTCATCGCATCGTGACCGCCATTCACGACAACCTGGAGGAATTGGTACGCATGAAGCCTGAACAGCAGGACGCGCCGCAATCCGTTGGTGAGGGGAAGCTGATCCTGCCAAACTGTAAGACCATCGACTTTGAATTGACCCGAGACCAGTTAGAAGGAATGGCTTCCTGATGGCTGAGTTCGAGAACGTCAAGGCGATCGCGGTCCATGACCCGGATTCGCGTTACGGTTCCGACATGGAGGCCGAAGCGCCGGATCATCCGATGGATTCTCCGTCCGCAGAAGCGACATTCCGTAAACTGCAAGAATGGTATCAGCAGGAGCGCGAGCGCCAGGCCGCCAACCGCTACCAGATGGCCCTCGATGAAGATTTCTACGACGGCTTGCAGTGGTCGGAAGAGGATATTTCCGAGTTAGAGGCGCGCGGGCAGGCTGCCTACGTCTACAACAAGATCAAGCCAACGATCGACTGGGTGATCGGCACCGAGAAGCGCACGCGCATTGATTTCAAGGTGTTGCCGCGCGAAGAGGGCGACGTAGACGGCGCTGAGACAAAGACCAAGCTGCTCAAGTATCTGTCTGACGTGAATAAGACGCCATTCCACCGGTCGCGCGCATTCTCCGATCAAATCAAGGCCGGCGTCGGTTGGCTGGAGGACGGCATTCGCGCCGATCCAGAAAAAGAATTGCTTTATAGCCGTGCCGAGTCATGGCGAAACATCATCTATGACTCGTCCAGCGTTGATCGAGACATGGAGGACGCGCGTTTCATATTCCGTATGCGATGGGTGGATCTCGACATTGCACAGGCCTATTTCCCTGATCGCGCCGAAGTATTGCGGCAGGCGGCCATTGGGCAAGACCTGTTCAACACCGAAATGGATGACGAGTTCTGGTATCTGGGACAACACTTTCAGGCGCGCGACGCTAAGGGCGAGGTAATTGGCCGGCGCAGTTTCGTGTCGGACGCGCTGTTCTTCAATCGTCGCGAGCGTGTAAAGCTGATTGAGTGTTGGTATCGCGTTCCAGTGTGCGAAAAACTGTGCCGTGGAAGTAGTTTCGACGGCGCAAAGTTCGACCAGGCCAATCAGGCCATGGCTGCCGCCTATCGTGACCAGGCTATTTCCGTGGTAGATACGGTCCGCCTCAAGGTGCGGTGCGCCCTTCTTACCGAAGGCCACATGCTGGTGGACGCGGAGAGCCCGTACCGGCACAACCGGTTCCCGTTCACGCCGTTGTGGTGCTACCGGCGAGCCCGTGACAACGCTCCGTATGGGGTGATTCGCAACATCCGAGACCCGCAGGAGGACCTGAACAAGCGCGCCTCAAAGGCTCTGTTCATATTGTCCACCAACCAGATCGAGGCCGAGGCCGGCGCGTCAGACGATTGGGATGAAACGCGGGCTGAGGCCGCGCGACCAGATGGCGTGATTATCCGCAATAAGGGCTATCAGTTAGACATCAAACGCGACTCTGTATTGGCCGAAGAGCATCTAATGCTCATGGACAAAGATGCCAAGATGATTCAGGACGTGGGCGGCGTCTCGGACGAGAACATGGGGCGCCAGACCAACGCCACATCCGGCAAGGCGATTCTGGCAAGGCAGGATCAAGGCAGCGTCTTGACCGCTGAGATATTTGACAATCTGCGTTTCGCCATGCAACTGCAGGGGGAGATACAGCTTTCCCTGGCAGAGCAATATGTTTCCGAAGAGAAGGTTCTGCGTATTGTCGGCAACCGCGGCAAGCTCGAATGGGTGAAGGTGAACCAGCAGGGCGAAAACGGAGAGATACTCAACGACATCACAGCGAGACAAGCCGACTTCCTGATCGGGGAAGAGGACTTCCGCCAGACTTTGCGCATCGCCATGTTCGAGACCATGAGCGAAATGGTTGGAAAGCTGCCACCTGAAATCGCCATTCAAATGCTCGACATTGTCGTGGACCTGTCGGACGCACCGAACAAGGAAGAAATGGTCAGCCGTATTCGCAAGATCAACGGCCAGCGTGATCCTGACTCCAAAATCACGCCGGAAGAACAGCAGGCCATGAACGATAAAGCCATAGCCGACGCTGAAAAATCCAAAGCCGAGAAGAGCCGGTTTTATGCCGAGGTGGCTGGTTTGCTTGCCAAGGCCGAGAAGGATAGTGCCACTGCCACGAACCTGCAGGTCGATTCGCACGGCAAGGCAGCCGAGACCGCCGCCATGCTGGCACAGTTCCCGCAGTTGGCTCGGATGATCGAGATTATGGTTGCGCAGTCCGCGAAACAGGCTGTCGAGCAGGCGCCGCCAGCTATGCCGCCTGAACCACCGCAGCCCATGATGCCGCCTCCTGGCGGACCCATGGACGGCATGTCTCCCATGGAGGCGCCACCCGGCGCCCCGTAACCACAACGAGGAAACCACGATGAGCAACAACAAATTCAGCGATGCCGATCTGGCCGGCCTGAGCGAAGAAGAGCGCGCCGCCATCTCTGGCGATGACGAGGGCGAGGTTGTACCGGACAGCGGTGATGACGTAGCCACGGGTGACGGCGAAGATCCTAATTTTGGCGCAAACGTGCCGGCCGCACAGGCCGACAAAGTCGAGACACCGGTAGCGGAAGGAGACGTTAAGCCAGAAGAACGCGAGTTTACCCCGTCCTTTCACATCGAAGGACCAGAAAATTTCAAGGCCAGCATGGAGTCTTTGAAAGCCGAACGCGCTGCGTTTACCGCAAAATTCAAGGAAGGCGAGATTTCAGTCGAGGAACTGCTGGAAGGGCAGGCGGCTGTTGATGAAAAATCGAATTCTCTGCGCGAACACCAGTTCGCGGCAAGCCTGACGGCCACCCTGGACGAACAGAGCAAGGCACAGCGATGGAAGATGGAGCAGGAAGATTTCATGGACTCCAACAAGCAATATGTCGAAAACAAGATACTGCGTTCCGCCCTCAATACGGCCGTGATCGACATTGCCAGCCGCGAAGAGAATTCGAAATGGAGCGGCAAGAAGGTGCTAGCAGAGGCGCACAAGGCTGTTCAGGAAGCTATGGGGACAAAGTCTGCAGACCCAGTTGTCGCGGCTGCAAACGCCGCCAATGCTGCTGTAAATCGCAAGCCAGACCTGTCCGTTGTCCCAAAGACGCTCGCCGGATTGCCAGCCGCAGGCATTCAGGACACCGGCATTGACGAGTTTGCACACATCGACAAACTGCAAGGCGTGGAGCTTGAGAATGCGCTCGCCAAGCTGACCCCAGACCAGGAGTCGCGCTACCTCCGGGCCAACGGATAGCCCTTAATGTCTCTATTTATTGACCTGCGCATCGGTGAGTCGGTCTCCATCGACAAGGGCCGCGTGAATGTCACCCTTCGCGAGAAGAGCGGTCAGCACGCGCGCCTTGAGTTCGAGGCCGACAAGTCGGTGAGCATTGAAAAATCCAAGCCAACTGGCAATTTTGCTGCCAATGGGCTGACACAGGCGGCGGCTGTCGCCGGGTAAAGAATTCGCGGGATTCCGCGGAAGCCTCGGTCCGGGCATCGGACCAATCGTGGCGCAGGAGTGCCGCTCAAACCAAGGAGCACGCTCATGGCTCGTACTATCGTTGGCCTGAACGACAGCAAGGCTGTCAAACGCTATAGCGGATATCTCGCTGTGGACGTTGGCCGCACGTCGTATTTCAACAAGAAGTTCATGGGGGTCGGCGAAGATGCCTCCATGCCCATACAGATGTTACCGCATCTCGAAAGCGATGCCGGTGAAAACATCTCGTTCGACCTGTCCATGCAGCTCAAGATGCAGCCGGTCGAAGGTGACAACACCCTGGAAGGCAAGGAAGAGGATCTCAAGTTCTTCACCGACAACGTCTACATCGACCAGATGCGTGGCGGTGTGAACACCGGCGGCAAGATGACCCGCAAGCGTACCCTGCATGACCTTCGCAAAGTCGCGCGCAAGCGTCAGTCGGAGTGGTGGGCTCGCGTGTTCGACGAATTGTTCTTCATGTACCTGTCGGGTGCCCGCGGCGTCAACTCGGACTACATCTATCCGACCGACTGCACCGGGTTCGCCACCAACAGCCTGACGGCTCCGGATTCAAGTCACA